TGGTAATCTTTAGTAACAGGATCATCATCTGTACCATATAAGAACACTTCTGTACCTGAAGTAAAAAAGATACGTTTTAACGCAGAACTACAGGCACTTGACCAGTTCCAGTTACGAACTTCTGACCATGCTTCTATTTTTAGCGTAGTATTTTTCTTAAATACATATCCACGTGTTTCAGTAGTGTTATCAACTAGATCATGGTTAGGTATAAACAGCATATAATCATTAGCTTGACTATCATACACACTAAACGTGCGGTCTTCTAATGCTGCTGTAGTTGTTAAATCATTTATATCACTTTGTATTTCTGGATCAACTAACTGACTAAACCTGTCAGGTCGTGTAGCACCAGTAAACAACGCACGACTGACTGATGACACACCGTTTAAATCTGCAAACAGTACATCTTCACCAATAGTTTGTATAACTCTATGACTTAGTGCTCCATGACCTTCCATAGAATCAGTAAATGTTGGTGTATGATCAGTACTAGTAAACACTCCTAATGTTCCGGGCAGTACTACGTCATCAAAGAATACAAGTAAGCTAGTTCTAAAACTTCCTATACCTTTAATAATATCACTACCAATAGGAACACGACTACCTAAGTTCACTGACACTGCATCATTAGGACTATCATCACCAACAAACACTCCACTAGTATCAGTAGACGTTATATGTATAGTACTTGGTGCAGTAACATCTCCTGCCATAACTAAGTATCTAGCATGAGCAGTTACGTACTTACATATAGGTGTATTAGCGTTAGAACCGTTAGCAGGATCAGTTAAGTACTGACAGTTAATATTAGAATCAATTATAAGTGGTTTGTTGATTCCATTACATACTATAAGAGCACCATTAAAGATTGCAAAACTAGCAAAGTTAGTAGTAGTCCATCCAGTAGGATTTCCGGGCAGATTATAAGCCCAGACATCTGACCAGATTTCATATACTATTCCTGCTGCATCGACTCTAACCAGTTTACCATTACTACCAACAACAATAATGTTACCGCTAAAGTAAAAACAGTTAATAATATTGTCCAATACTGCGCTAGTATCTGCAAATAATCTCGTTCCTTGCCGTACCCCATTTGCTCCATCTTTACCACGAGCTATATTACGTAACTCGACAGAAAACTTAGTAGATAAGTTTAGATCGTTATCAATAACATTCCATCCACCAGAGAAATCTCTGATAGTAGCATCTAACATTAGGTTAGATCGTTGTACTTTACGTTGTGTAGGAAATAGAAACGTACTAGTCATTAACTAGGTAACTCCACAAAGCTGAATGACGTTGGCAAACTAGTCACAGGATCGAGACTAATTGGAGCATTAGAGAGATTGTTCTTTAATTGCTTAACCCTAGCTTCAAACAACAACTGAAACTTCTGTGTTGCGTTAGGATTAGTACCGTCGTCTTCTGCAAAGTCGTATACTGAGCCGAGTATTAGTGCTTGGTCGTCAAAGTTAATCGTATCCTCAGATGTAAATGTATCTGGTTTAGTTCTGTATTGCATAACAATACTACCAGTAGAAGCTTTAGGCCATACATGAAATACTTTATCTACTGCTGGATCAGACTCATAATGTATAGGAGTTGTACCAGCTAATTCAAATGGATTAGTACTTCCCGGACTTAACAATGTTACAGGAGTGTTCCCACCTGTCCTGTATATTATACGTATGTCATCAAAGCGTTTAATTAAGTTAGTAACATCAGTAGTTACCTGACCATTAGTACCATCTAAGGTAAACTGTTGGAAAGTTAAAAACTGAGGCCACCAAGCTTCATCAAACAACACATCAAATTTATGCTGTATCATATCACCTATGACATCTTCTGCATAAATTTGAACGCCAGTACCAGCTACCATTGATAGCCGATCCTGAACTTTCACTATTAGTTGTGCTAATGTGCTCATAATAGTCGACCGAGGAATGAAGGGGAGTCTAAATTCCTCGGTCTTACCTATTAACCGTTATACTGTTCAATACCGTGAAGATCACTGGTATCTACTTTGCATCGGACTTCATAGGATACAGAGCCATCACAAGCACTAGTACATAAGATAGTTCCACGAGTATCTTCTGTAGTAGCAGTTTGTGTAGCAGTATCATCACCAGCAACAAATGTAATAGGCTCAACAGTAATTAAATAATTAGCTGCACCACCTGATGGAGTACCATCGGGTGATATACCCATTGCACCATACTTAGCTACAGTACTAGTTGCTTGATCATCATCAGTAGTAGCAGTGTCACTATCAAGAACAGCAACACCAGAACTACCAGCAATAACAATACTAATACCAACTACATCAGTACTTCCCACTACAACAGTAGAGGTACTAGCTCCAGTAGTAGCAGATGTTACAACAGAATTAACTCCTGTTATCTGTCCAGCTATCGGACTAGGAACTACTACATCTGTACCAGCAGCAAAACGAACTGCATCAACTTCTACAAGTACTTCTACTGCGTCGTGTGGTTTTGACACATCATCTTCAGTATACCCAACAACGCTTTCAGCTTTGTAAGGAAGACCTAAACGATTTGTCCAGCCTAAGTCCATAGTATCACTAGCAGCACCAGTAGCTACTGCCATCGAATCTACATACTTAAATGCTTTGTTACCTAATTGTACAACTGTTCCAGACAGTGTGAACTGTTCCTTCATTGCTGTACCAAGATAGTCACGACCAGATACTGTAACAACATGATCAGCACCAGACGATCCTACACAAGAAAGACAACGACCATAAGTCGCATCTATCTTACCAGCAGTAGTTGTTAATGATGTAGAACTTCCATCAAAAGTCGTCTTGTAGTCAGAACTTGTGTAGGAAGTAGCACTGTTTGTAGCACTTACTCCATCAAAGATACCATCAGCATCAGCTGCGGCAGGTGATCCTAGATATGCAATATGCAAATCATCAACAACATCAGCAGCGTACTGCATGTTAGGAACGTATTGGCTTATTGAACGCGGGAGGTAATCCGCTACTACTTTACCCATTGTCTTACTCCATTATGTTTAAGTGTTAAGTATTTCCGGGCATCTTAGATCGTCCACGACTACTTAATTGATCTGCTCTAGCTTTTAAAGAAAGATTAGCAACGCCAACAACGTCACCACTTTCCATATCAACTAGTTCAGGTGCTCGTGTAAATCCTAAACGCTCCAGCTCTTCGTCATTTCGTACTCTAATTGAAGCGCCCGTTGGAAAGTAAACCATGAATCCAGCAGGTTCAGTAATTTCTTTTTCTTTAAAACCACCGAACTTGCCTTCCTCACCTTTAAGTGTTTTCTCGTAAACAGTACGAGTAACATTACCTTCTAACGGGTGAACCTCAAATCTAGGTTTAATCTGCGTCATAATACATCCCCTTCAATTAACTAATTATGCTGCGTTATCTAGAACAGCGTGAGTACGGAAAGCTTTCCACATACACCATTGTCCTTGCCAGACAATACGGCGACCTTCAGCATCAATCGTCCAAGGAGCTACTAGCTGCTTAATCTTCATGTTAACATGCTTTAGGATATGTAGACGGATATACTTAGAGTTAATAAAGTATGCCTTGTTTACAGGACAATCTTCATCATACATCATAGGGATTGCTTGGTGCTTAACACCTGCAAAACCAAGGTCCATCATCTTCTTACCAGAGTTAGACTCTGAAAGATTGATAACAACTTTATCACGTACTGCTGTACGATAATGACGATAAAGATTACGTCCTACTAAGATAACATCAGGCTTATCACCTTTAAGTGTTAAGTCGAGTAAGATGTCATCAAATGCTTCTTCGATGTTAGTACTATCTAAATTACCAGCAAAGTCATATGACGATGGACGCCATTGAGATTCACTAGCACGATTGATATTACCAACTGTACCTGTGGTAGGATCATCAGGAATTAATAGACCTAAACCATTTGGATCAGTGCCAGCACCAGAAGCGTATAGATAAGAAGAGAACTTCTCTTTAATACTTTCTTCTAGAACGTCCAT